ATTATTAGTCAAAGAGGACGCTTCGAGTCGCAAGTTAAAGACTCAACAAAAGATGATATCTATCATCAAAAAGAACTTGTCTTCTCAAAAGGCTGCGGAATTCCAGACTGCAATTGCAAATGCAAAGAACCTCACTGAGAAGAAAAGAGTCTATTTTAGTGACTATGGATTTGCTAATTCTAGGGAAGTAATTCGAGGAGATACTGACATTCTGGAAAAAAACCCTATCAACTTTGATAAATTCTATCAAGAGAACCTCATTAAATGGTGGAAGAACAAGGCCTCTAAAAGATATGAAAGTCTTAAGTCCAGTGGTTCTCTTAGAACAGAATTAGAGGTTTGGACTAAAGATATGCATATCGACATCATTAGGTAAACACTTATGATCAAAACATTAATACAAGAGTTTCCAGTTTCAACTGTAACGAAACTCGAATCAAAAAGTAAAAACTTCTATACAAAGGAAGAGGTTAATTTACTGATTGATGCAGCGATTGATAAAGCAGTCGCTGAAGCAAGACGCATTGATGAAGAATCAATGGCAAAGCATAATCGTGATGCCACTGTTCTTAGTATGATTCTTGGATTCACTACCCTTGCATTATTTGTTGATGGTCTATTAAGAATGTTGGGGATTATTCCACCATTTATGCATCTAGATGTAAACATTCTAGATAAAATAGAAACTGATATCATAGATAAGATAAGACAAGTCCCAATACAAAGAATACTACAACAAGGTTTCCGATGAATGATACGAGCGTCTTTATATATTTTCTTTGTTTTGCCTGTCTTGCAGGGGCAACCTTTGCATACATGTATGCTATGATGACCTCAACTTTAAGAGATTTCAATAGACAACAAGAAAGAAGAAACGTGCATCCAGAAATGTCTGATGTTCAATCTGGTGAAGAACTTTTAGTTTTTAAAGCACAAGATGAAGACGATGACGATGAAGGGGATGTTGTTATTATCAGAAAGTAATTAACTATGGAACAACCAAACGATCTTTGGGATGACATGGCTACTTTAAATTCTCTATATGGAGAACTCTGTTGGAGTCATGATGACCCTCTCGAATTCATACCTGACTATGAAAACGATAGAATTATTATTAAACGTAGATCTACATTATGAACAAATTTTCACCATCACATTATCAAAGAGGTAAGATTCAAGTCTGGGATTTTATCGCAGATCAAGAACTTGATTTCTTCGCAGGCAACGTTATTAAATATGTTTGCCGTGCTGGACATAAAGACCATGAAGGAGAACTAGACGACCTTAAGAAAGCAAAAGTCTACATTGATAAAAAAATCGCCTTATATAATGACAGAACTTAAAGAATGGTTGAACTCAATTAATACAAACAAAAATAATTTAATTGATGAAGATGCTGATTTAGAGAAACAGTATCCAGCTTATGTTATCAACAGATGTCTATCTGGACACATAGATGCGGTCATGTTTGCGAATGAAATGAACAAACATCCTAATCTAGCAAAGAAGTTACAATATGACTTTTTTCTAAATAGTCTCAGGAAAAGGAAGAGATACTCTCCTTGGCTTCGTAAAGAACAAATTGAAAACCTTGAACTTGTCAAACAATACTATGGTTATAGTGATGAAAAGGCAAAACAGGTTTTGAACATTCTGACTAGAGAACAACTCTCGTTTATACGAGATCGACTTGAGACTGGAGGAAAAAAATGAACTCAATTGTTGAGCCTCAAATTAATTGGTCGCCAGACCAGATGATTGAAATTACATTAAATGAACCAGATGATTTTCTTAAAGTAAGAGAAACGCTGACTCGTATTGGTGTAGCTTCAAGAAAGGAAAAGAAATTATATCAGTCTTGCCATATTCTTCATAAACAAGGCAGATACTACATCGTTCATTTCAAAGAACTATTTGCATTGGATGGTAAGAGAGCTAATATTACAGTCAATGATGTACAAAGAAGAAATCGTATTATCCAGTTACTTTTAGACTGGGGATTGGTTTCTGTTGTCTCGGCTGATAAAGTTAATGACATTGCACCACTTAATCAGATTAAAGTTATTTCTTATAAAGAAAAGAATGAATGGAATCTTGAAACTAAGTATAATATAGGTAAAAGAAAAAAATCAGAGGAGGAATGAAATGGTTATCAAGATGGACAAGTCTCAGGAATTTATCAATAGTGGTAAAAAATTAATTAGTGAATATGATGGTGCAAATTTAAAAGAAGAGGAAGAACAAAAACCACAACTACTTAATGAAAAAAAGGAATTATTGAATGACTGACAATTTACATCGAAAGACCTTACTTGGTCTTTTAAAAGAAAGAGCGTACAAACACGGTCAATTTACTTTATCATCAGGTAAAGAATCAGAACATTACGTTAACTGCAAACCTGTTACATTATCTTGTGAAGGAAATGCTTTACTATCTCATTTGATGATTAAAGAGATAGAAGATAATGCAGTTGCAGTTGGTGGTCTTACATTAGGTGCAGATCCATTAGTATGTGGTGTTGCACAAAGGGCTTATTACTCAGGCAATAGACATGTAGATGCATTGATTGTGAGAAAGAATCCAAAGGGATATGGTACTAAAGAAGTTATTGAAGGTAACAAGCCACCTAAAGGATCTATCGTCACAGTATTAGAAGATGTAACCACAACTGGTAGTAGTGCAATTAAAGCAGTGAATGTTTTGCGTGATGCAGGGTATGTAGTAAATCGTGTTGTTGCTATTGTAGATAGATGTGAAGATCATAAAGTGTGGGAAGATAACAAACTTGAATTTGTATCCTTATTCAAATTAGATGATATTACTAATTCTTAATGAAGAAGTGTTACTTTATTATTAAGTGTTATAATTAGTTATGTGTTGATATGAGGACAATCTATGCATCACAATCTTATCTCATATAATAGTATGAGACCTTGGCTAAATGTCGAAAGAGAAACATCTTATGGTGATTCAATTGATGACTACTTTGAATGTATTTCAGAATGTGATACGAGAGATAAAACATGTATCTCTCATTGTAGAGTGTTATTAGAATAGGAGGAAAACCGAAGTGTTTATGAGGGGTTCACCACCCCTTATTTTTTTGTCTTCTGTTATAATTAGTTATGTCGCCGTAAGGGACACAATTCACACTCGCTTATTAAAGGAGAACTATGACTAACATTCAAAGATATCGTGCTGCAGATCTTGGAGATTTAATGGATCGCATCACAAAAAATAGTATCGGTATGGATACTTATTTCGATAAGTTTTTCAACGAGACTATAACAAACTATCCACCTTACAATCTAATTCAAGTAAGTAACACTGAGTCTCGGTTAGAGATTGCACTTGCTGGATTTAAAAAGGATGAAGTTAACGTCTATACCGAATATGGAAAACTATTCGTTGAAGGAAAGAAAAAGGATAATAAAAAGAAAGAATCTGATTATGTCTATCAAGGACTAGCTCAGAGATCTTTCAGCAGAGCATGGACACTCTCAGATGATTATGAAGTCAGGGATGTCAAATTAGAAGATGGACTTCTTACTGTTAAATTGGGTAAGGTAGTTCCAGAACATCATGCTCGTAAAAATTACTTAGGAGGTGTATGATGAAACTCACTACTCCATTCAGCGTAATTAAAAACGCTATGAGTGACATCCAAAGGATGCACGACTTTAACTACAATCTTCCCAAAGAAAATTATTGGGAACAAGAATGTAGAAATCACCCGACTAACTCACATTGTTTAGTCTATTGCGACTAAATAAAATCACATAGGATTAAAGGCCACTTGACTTTTGTTGAGTGGTCTTTTATAATGTAAACATAGAAAATGTTAAATGTCTGTTAAATTAGTAATGCTCAAGTCAGGTGAGGATATCATCGCTGACGTAAAAGAGATTAAATCTGTTGAACAAGAGGTTGTTGGATATTATTTTCATGACCCCTTAATTATAAAAATGTATCAACCAGAGGAACCAACTGTTTTAAATGAAGATTCTTCGACAAGACAGTATGCATCAAAAATCAGTATTCAATTTTATCCTTGGATGCCTCTTGCAGCGGACTCTAAAATACCTTGTTCTGCTGATTGGGTAGTAACCATTGTTGAACCAGTACAAAACGTAAAAGCACTTTATCAGGAGAGATTAGATGGAAGACACAAAGGTAATCAAAGTCCTATTGTTGTCCAGTCAGGAGATAGTAGTATCGGAGATTGAAGAAATAGCTGCAGAGTTTGGAGATCCAAATTGTAAATTAACAAAACCTTACAAAATAGTGGATGGTGATTTACAAAAGTGGATGGAGGACTATACTGAACAAAATGAGATAATGATTAGTTCTGATAAGATTGTAACTCTTGTTACTCCTAGTCCTATGATTTTTGAAAAGTATTCCAAAGTGACTTCGTGAAATTTTACACCAACATACAGCTCATAGGTAATCAGTTTCTGATTCGTGGATATGAGAATGGAAAACACATCACACATCGAGAGGAATGGAAACCAACTTTATTTGTTCCATCTAAAAGAAAAACAAAATATAAAACCTTAGAAGGCGACTCTGTTGAACC